TAATTAACAAAGTTTGGTTTGAATGATAAATGATTAGCAATCTTTAAGAAACACTCACCTATGTACCTTGGTATAACTGGTTTAGTATCCCATGACGATGCCCTACCTGCCTTATCTGGTGGTTCACCAAACTTTCTAATATAAGTAATTTCTACATTTTCACGATATGTAATAAGTGCAGCAAGGAACTCCTTATTATTAACATAGTGTTCCGATCTTTTTCTAGCCATATTGCGTCGTATTGCCATGAGTCATTATCACTATTATGTAGATATTATAACACTTCTGCACGTAGTTGACAAGGTATCGAAATAACGTTACAATAACTCTGTCGGGGTTAAAGGGATTTAGTCTTTAGGATTATTAGGACTCTTCTTAAATATTTTTTCTAAGTTCTCTTTAGCATCATTTACATTAGATATATAACCCATTCTTCTATTAAGTCTATGCTCATGATGATATTCTCTTTGAGAATCTCTAAGGAAATGTTGATACATTACAATCATTTCCATATCAGAGGATTCTGATAGAGTCATAACACTATCCATATTAATAATAAACATATCATCTTTAGTTGTCTTCAACCAAGGTTCTACTTTATATCCAACTAATCCACTTTTATTTTTTATTTCAGTAACAGTAACAGGGTGATGAATAATAAGCATCGTGCGATCTTCTTCCTCAGAAGCTGCTACTTTAGCAAATACTTCTTCCCCAGAGTTTAACTTTATTGTTGCATAAAAATCGTCTTCAATTGCCATCTTTTTTAAGTTGTACAGTTACTATTTCATAGTTAAAATTTTCTTCATTGTAGATTTTAATTCGTTCTATAAAATGATTTAGGGTGTAATTTTTTTTAGAGTTATGAGTGCAGTCATCAGATATATCATAAAGAGTTGCTTTCACTTTGTTAGTTGCTTTTCTAAGAATGCGTCCAATGCTTTGGAGATTTCTAACTCGTGATTTTGACGGTGAGGCAAAGATAACATTATGGAG